CAATACGAAATTGATCTAATAGAGGTATTGTAATGACAAGATCATTAAGTGCTGGAGTATTAGCCGAGATAGCAACTAATAAACTTAATCCAGTTGAACTTGTTTATCTAGGAATATCTACTGGAACATATTACACAGATCATTATAAAAATTTAACTTATGATGGAAACACTTATACAGCTTCATCATTATTTTTAGGAAGTTCAGAAGTTCAAGAAACTGCTGATGTTGCAGTTAATACATTAACACTTAAATTCTCAGGTGCAGATTTAACAATCATATCTTTGTTGCTTAACAATAACTACATGAATAAACCTGCAAAAGTTTATAGAGGTTTCTTAGATGATAGTCAGGCATTAATAGCTGACCCATTTCTTTTATTTGATGGAAGAATATCTAACTTTGCTCTTGAAGAAAATGCAACAACATCTTCAATTAATATTATTGTAACTTCTCATTGGGCAGATTTTGAAAAGACTTCAGGAAGAAGAACTGCTGAGAACTCACAGAAACTTTATTTTCCAAATGATAAAGGCATGGAGTTTGCAAGTAAGACTGCACAAAAGATTAAGTGGGGTTCAGCATAATGAATGATTTATATAGAATAGTACATCTGTATAGACAATTTCCTAAATATGACAAATTCACTTACGAACAATTAGTTACTATGATTACTCCTTCAATTAACCTAGACCAATATCAAATTCACAGAATAGGAAATGAAGATGTTGGATTTACTAACTGGGCATACCTTAGCGATAATGTTGAACAAAGATTTAAACTTATTGGAAAATTAAAAGCTAATGAATGGAACTGTGGAGATAATATTTGGGTAATGCAAGTTATAGCTAAAAGCCATGTTAAAGAAATTATGAAATGGGTTAAAGATTATTTTAGAGATAAGATTGAAGTTAATGAATCTGTTAAATGGATTAGAGCAAATAATGATTTTCAAATTTACAGAAGATCAGAAAAATACAAAAGGGAGTTTCATATTTAAATGGGTGAAGCAATAGTAACAGCAATTATAACAACAATAATAACTACTGCGATAAGTTATATTATTGCACCAAAACCTAAAGCACCAAGATTTAGTTCACAAGACGAAGCTAAAGGAACATTAGTAAATAAAGATTCTAATAACAATCCTATTCCAGTTGTTTATGGAAAAAGACAAGTTGGCTTAACAAGAGTATTTGTAGAATCATCAGGAACAGATAATCAATATCTTTATGTAGCAGGAGTATTGTGTGAAGGTGGTGGGGCAGGAATTACAGCAATAGATGAAGTTTATGTAGATGATAAACTAGTAACATTTGATGGTGCATTAACCAATGGAACAGTAAGAGGTGTATCTAGTGCAGATACTAATTTCTATAAAGGTGGAGAATCTTTAATATCTATTCAAGGATTTTTTGGATTAGACAATCAATCTGCTTCTTCTTTGCTTGACGAAACAACTAACTGGACTTCAGATCATAAACTATCTGGTCTTGCCTATGTTGCTTTAAGGTTTAAATGGAATCAAGATGCTTTTAATGGCTTACCAGAAGTTAGAGTAACTGTAAGAGGTAAGAAAATATATGACCCTAGATTAGACTCTACTAAAGGTGGTTCTGGTTCACATAGACAAGACGACCCTACAACTTGGGCTTATTCTGCTAACTCATCATTAGTTCTTTTAGATTATTTAAGAAATAGCAGATATGGAAAAGGATTACCTAATGATGCTTTTGAAACAAATTACGATTCATTTAAAACTTCTGCAAATACCTGCGATACACAAGTAACTCCTTATTCTGGTGCAGTAAGCGATATAAACCTATTTGAAACAAATGCAGTTATAGATAGTGAGAAAAAAGTATTAGAGAATGTAAGAGAACTCTTAGTTCCTATGAGAGCAATCTTTAATTACACACAAGGTAAATACAAAGTTATTATTGAAGGTACTGGTTCATCACAATTACTATTAACAAAAGATAATGTTGTAAGTGAAGTTAAATTACAAGGTGAAAGCAAATCAGAAAAGTATAACCGAGTTATTGGTACTTTTACAAACCCAGAAAAAGATTATCAATCAGATACAGTTTCATATCCACCATTTGATGATTCTGCATTAGCAGTAGAAGATCAACACGCAACAATGTTAAGTGATGATAACAATACTTTATTAGAGAGAAGCTTTGATATGTTGCAAGTAACTAGTCCATATCAAGCAGAAGAAATTTGCGAGAACATATTAAAGAGATCAAGAAACAATTTAAAAGCAGAAGTAACAGTAACTTCAGAAGCACTTAATTTATCTATTGGAGATATAGTTACAGCTACATACGATACAGCAGGATTTAGTGCCAAGCCATTTAGAGTAATGTCTTTAGCTATCAATTCAGATTCAACAGTAACTTTAGGATTAGAAGAACATCAAGATAACTTTTATACTTGGGAAGAAAAAGGCGAAGCACCAACAATAGCTGATACTGTATTACCAAATCCTTTTTCTGTATCTGCACCAGCTTCAGTAACTCTTGATGACCAATTAATAGAATATTCAGATGGAGTTGTTATTACTGCTCTTGATGTAACTATTGGTGCATCACCTGATAACTTTGTGGATTATTACCAAGTAGAATACAAACTAAGCACAGAATCTACTTACCAAGTATCTGGTCAAGTTAAAGGATTAAATCATAGAATATTAAATGTTGTAGATGGATTAATTTATAACGTAAGAGTAAAAGCATTTAACACATTAGGAGTACAATCAACTTATACCTCTGCAACAAGAACTATTGTGGGTGGAATTGCACCACCAGCAGATGTTGAAGATTTTTCTTGTAATATTATTGGAAGTGATGCTCATTTGTCATGGACACAAATACCTGATTTAGATTTAGCTTATTATCAAATTAGATTTTCTACATTAACAAGTGGTGCATCTTGGGCTAACTCAGTTTCTTTAGTTGAAAAGGTTGCAAGACCAGCTACTTCAGTTACAGTTCCAGCAAGAGTAGGTTCTTATTTAATTAAAGCAGTAGATAAAAATGGCAACTATTCTTCTAATGAAGCTGTTATAGCTACAAACATTTCAACTGTTGGAAACTTTAATGCTATTGCTACACAAACTGAATCACCTACATTTTCAGGAACTAAAAATCAAACAGTTGTGGTTGATGGAACATTAAGATTAGACTCATCAGAACTATTTGATTCTGCGACTGGAAACTTTGATTCTGCAACTTCTTTATTTGATTCAGGTGTTGGAACTTATGATTTATATTCAGAAGGAACTTACATATTTGCAAATCCAATAGATATTGGTGCTGTTTATACTTCAAGAGTAACTGCTTCTATTACACAAACTTCAGATAACTTAGATGATTTGTTTGATTCAAGAACTGGAGATTTTGATGATGGTGCTTCTAACTTTGATGGAGATACTCCTGCAAATTGTAATGCACATATTGAGATTGCTTTATCTAATGACAATATAACTTACACATCATTTAGAAACTTTGTTGTTGGCGATTATACAGCTAGATATTATAAATTTAGAGTTTCACTTCGTTCATTTGATTTAGCATCTACTCCAGTTATTAGTGCTTTATCAGTTTCTATTGATATGCCAGATAGAATATTTAGTGGAAATGATATTGTTTCAGGTACAAGTACATACACAGTAACATTTACAAATCCATTTTATTCTGCTAACTATGCTGTTGGTATTACTGCACAAGGATTAGCTACTGGTGATTACTACTTACTGACAAACAAAACTATAAATGGTTTTGATGTAGCTTTCAAAAATAGTAGTGGAACTGGTGTAAGTAAAACATTTGACTACCTTGCAAAAGGTTATTGATTAATATATTAGATAGATTATGGCACAACACGATATGAATATTGCGAATCAGGGTTTCCCTGCATTTCGTTCAGATTTAAACAACGCACTATCAGCAATTCAAACAACTCATTCAGGAACATCAAGACCAACTGGTGCTGTCGCAGGACAAATCTGGTTAGACACTACAACTGCAACTTCTCCTACTTTAAAATACTATGATGGAACTGATGATATATCTTTAGCAACTATTGACCATACAGCTAACACAGTAAATTGGCTAGACAGTACAGTTTCTGTAACTGGTTTAACAACAACTGCTACTGGTACAGTTTTAACACTTTCAGATACAGCTTCTACATCAACAGTAAATTTAATTATAGACAATCAAAAAGAAGTTCGCTTTCGTGAGACGACTGGAAATGGAACAAATTATATTGGATTAAAAGCACCAGCTAGTGTTAGTGCTGACTTAACTTTTACTTTACCAGTTGCACCAACAGCTAATAACCAAGCATTAATTTCTTCTACTGCTGGTGTTATGTCTTTTACTCCTTATACACTTCCTGCTTCAGATGGAACTGCAAACCAAGTTCTTCAAACTAATGGAAGTGGTGTTGTAAGTTTTGCAACTCCTTCAAGTGGTGGTTTTTCTGGTTCTACAGCAACTTCTTCTGCTGTTGATATAACTTTAACAAATACATCTACTCAAACTCAATTTATAAGTATGACTGCCGCAGATAAAGCAGTTATTCTTCCTAATGCGACAACTTTAACAACAAAAGGATTTCCAATATTTGTAATTGTAAATAATGGTTTATATCCCTTTGATGTTAAAAATAATGGTGGTACAATTTTATCAACACTCCAACCAACTAATTCAATAGAATATTCATTAGTTGATAATTCAACATCAAATGGAACTTTTTCTACTGATGGTGCTGTATTAAATCTTGGATCTACACCTATTACTACTGTTAAATCTGGGACAACAGGTGCATCAAGTATTATTGCACACGCAACTCCTTGGAATCAAGGAGTATCAGCTGATAAATTAACTTCAACTTCAGCAATAATTTTTTATGTCGCTGGAACTTCAAATAGAGATGTTTATGGAGTTGTAGTTTCTTATTCTGGTACAACTATTACAGTTAATACAGAAACACTTTTATATAGTGGTTCTTCAACTGCAGCTACTTGTTTTACTAGTGTAATGTTAGATGCAACTACTGGACTTATAATTGTAGGAAGAACAACAAATAAAATTGCAGTACCATTTACAATTTCAGGAACAACAATTACTGCTGGAACAGCAAGTGCTACATTTGGTGCTGGTACTGGCACAGTATATCCTTCTGGTGGTGGTTTTTCTAAACCAGTTGCCGCAAGTTCAACATTAGCTTGTTTATTTGATAATACAGCGACAGATGGTTTAATTTTTAAATTAAGAACTATTCAACATAATGGTGCTTCAGCACCAACTATTGGAACTGCATCAACAGGAACAATTACTGTTAATTATGATGAAGGTCCACCACAAATAAGTCCAATAAGTTCAACAAAAGTTTTTATTGCTTATGCCGATGCTTCAACCAATTATACAGTAGCAAGAATTGGTACTTTAGATGGCACTAATGCTCCAACTCTTGAAACAGCAAATACATCTTCAACAACAGCTAATACCAACACAAGTTATCCTGATGGTATAAATCAAGTATCATCAACTGAATTTTTATATCTTGGTACATATGGAACTGAAAGATACACAGTATCAGGAAATACAGTTACTTATGATGCTATTTCATTATATTCTACAAGAAATCTTTTATATGAAGAAAGAGCCATTACGGATGATATTTTCTTTGGAAATTATGCAATTAAATTATGGTTTAATAGACCAGTTGCTGCTCTTTTAGAAAAAAGTGGTAATTTTTATTATTTTAAAGCAACTAATTTTCAAATGGGTGAAGATTTTATAAGAAATACACAAAATGCTACTTCTGTGCCAGTAGTACTTGATTCCAGTACTATTTTAGTTGCTACCAATAATGCTGGAACAGGTTCAAAAATTTCAGCATATTTACTTAAATATATAGGAGTATAAAATGAAAAAAATATTAGTTGATAATAATGGTGGAATATTCGGAGTGTTTAACGAAGTTAAAAAAGTATCAAATGGTTACATTTGTGATGGTGCTTCTTATCAAACAGTAGTAACTGGTGAAGTAACAGTTGAGGAAGTTGCTGATGATTACAAAATACCACAACCTGATGTTGTTGAGATTATACCACCTGCTAAACCTACTTTAGAAGATTTGCAAAAAAAAATTGAGGAATTGGAAAAAAAGATAATATAAAATGACAATATTTATTTTAGGAATAGTGCTTGGCTTATATTTAGAGTGGAGACTAGAGATAGCTAAGTATATTATTGAATCAGTCAAAGAACATCTTAATATAAAATAGTCTTGAATTTTGTGCGTTGCACAATTATATATCTTCCATGATATATACGACTGAAGAAAATAACTTTTACTCAAAGGAGAACTCAATGTTAAACTATTCTGACATTAAGAACTACTGGACTAAATTCTACGCAGATGCTTTTGA